GATTGAAATAATTGTTGCAGTTTCGCTTGCAGCAAATGCTCTAAATGGTATGCTTTGTAACATAAAATCACCATTCTCGGGCTGCGAATTGTCTATCATAGCGTCTGGTATCGATATTGTAAAGTCACTTGATTCTGCTATTTCAATAGCAGTACCTGCGCTATCACCTTTTAATTGAACTGCCAAATCTTCAATTGAATTATCTCGTTTGGCAAGTAAAGTACCAGTTACTTCGTATGGGCCAGTTTGAACATATCCATATGGATTATAATCAGTAGTATCAATATAACCCACTCTTGCAAGTGGTCTAGATATTGTGATTTCCCAAGAATTTAAAACAAGCGATTGCGCACCATCTGCATTAGTTATCTTAGAACTATTTAATGAAAAAATATTTTTTGGTGCATCAGTATCTAAAGTTTCACTGCTTGCAGCCAGTGTATTTTCAACAGGTCTGTAACCAGTAACGAAGGTTGACTCTACAACCATCTCACCACCATTTGTTCCTATGTCTTCACGTAATGTCATTGAAGTACAAAAACAACCTATCATCACTGCACTAATATTACTTGCATCAGAGCCACCATTCTTAAATAATAGCGTTACTGCATCAGTGCTACCTGTACCATGCTTCATAGTACCAGTGCTTGACGCAGGCGTAAGTGCTGCGGCACTTGCACCTTCGCTAAATAAAGGCAAACATGATTTTAATACTGCGGTTGGCGTACCTCGCATTGTTAAGGTAACTTCGTACATCATAGTGTCTGGACGATGATGACCTTGACTTTCTAATTGACCTAAAATACCACTTTTATTTGGTGCGACATCTAATGTAGCACCTGCGTGTTGTATGTTAAAATCGGTAACCTGTAAAAAATTCCATGTATCGCCTGCTGCGTGTGATGTTCCTAAATTTACAGCACTGCCTTTACTTCCAATAGCAACCGATATATTCGATCTTGCTTGAAAATTAGTTTCAGCCATTACTTATCTTCCTTTGATTTCTTTTTAATATCCACTCTTTCAAGATGTTTTTCTAACTCTTTAGGTACAGATGTAACTTCAATAGAGCAACCTGCAACCAATAATCTATGCTTATTAGAACTCCAATGCGCACAAAAGTTCTCACTGTCTTTAAGTTTAAAATAAGATTCTTTTGCTTTGTAAATCATCCTATAATCTCCATTGCTGATACTACAGCAGTCATGTTAGCGCGCAATAAATCTGGATTATCTTCATCACGCTCATATACAGTGGAGTCGATGACAGCGTTGTAAAACTGTCTTGTACCTGACTCACTGTAATTACGGTTATTGTATAAAAGTCTTTTCATTCGCTCTGCCACTAATGACACTTGCCTAAAACTTTCTTTGGTATAGTTACCTGCAAAATCCACTTGATAACTGATAAGGATCGTATAATCTCGAACCATGCCAGTATTAATCTGTTCATTAAGATCATCGGATACTGGCTCAATAAGAAAACTCTGATTGCCTTTATGCTCATCATAAAATATTTGTATCCCAAATTCATTTGCAATGATACTGTGAAGATTGTCAATGACTCGATCATAGATGACATTGTTAAATGTAATTGCCATTATCTATAAATCTGCCCACTGCGCACAGTTCCCATTTGTACTTCATCAGATTGAAAAGTTATGGACCACTCATCGTTTAATGTATAAACACCAGCTTGGAATCTTATAAGTGCGCCATATGCTAGTGGTTGGTAATCTCCATTCATTACTTCAGCATCTACTGACTTATGCCTGCGTAAACCAGTATCGTCTTTTGTAAAGACATCATACTTAACAGTACTTGCAGTTCCAGGAGAAAATGTACCTGCTGTGC